ATAGACTAGAGCATGAAGTAGAAAGGTTGGAATTAGCCAACCTTCTACTAAAAGACAAAAAGATTGTAGAAATCCGCTACTCAACCGAAGAAGAGATAAAGGAGATGGGTTGGCACGAAGCTTTCATTATATTTAGAACGGAAGACGGTGTAAGTTTTTACCCTAGCAGAGATTTTGAAGGTAATGAGGCAGGTGTTATCTTTCTACAAGAGCCAGTTTCCCTCAAAGGTCCACTACTATTTCACGAATTCTAATGGCAAATCATTGTTATAACTACGCTACATTTCATGGAGACGCAGCAGGTATAGTCAGACTGCACAAAAGATTACTTAAAATCTTATCTGAACAGGAGAGAGGTTACGGAGGTATTCACTTTGACATAAGCAACTACCATACTGTTTTATTTGGTAAACGTAACAACAAAGTAGATGCCTATGACAGCTTTGGTTCTAAATGGTTTGAATGTGAGTTTGAACTTAATTTCTTTGATGAGAAAGTTTGCAGTGTAACTCTTATGGGAGATAGTGCCTGGAGTCCTATGACACCTCTATTCATAAAGATTTGTAAGAAATACGACTTACAATGTAATGGGAATTACGAGGAGTCAGGTATGGACTTTGCAGGAGAGTTCTCCATAGATGCTGAAGGCACTTGTGAGGTTGAAGAAACTACTTACCAAGAGTTCCAACAGAAGCACAATCCCGAATCTTATTGGGATACTGTAATTACTGATATCCAAGATGGTTACTGTGAGACCTTTGAAGCTGTACTAGAAAGATTTAACCCACATATCTGGGAACTTAATAAATCTGAGATAGCAGAACTTAGAACTTACTTTAACGATTACAAGGATTCTCTAGGAGAAATTAACAATGACCAAGAAACCATCTGAAGTACAGATACTTAAAGATGTAAGAAGGGCCTACGTACTTGCGAAGGCCCTTAACATCCAGTATCAATACATACGAGAGTATGTAAATGTAGACATGTACAAAACTATAAGTACAGCCAAAGGCACTAACTCTTACTTTATCAAACAGATAGACCTAGCTTTTGGTCGTAAGAATGTTGAGAATCAGTTGGACTACGATGAACAGATGGCTTTTAGAATCCTTGAAGAACTAGAAGAACTAGAAAGGTCAGAGAAGTTAGAATTAATTGAACGTAAAAAGAAGAAAGATGATTAACAGAGTTTATTTACCCGCACAACTGGTAAAGAAGATTGATGGTACGAGTTACCTTAAAATAGATAGAGACCTACTACAAGAATACTATAGTGCTGTAATGAACAATGCCAACGAGGTAGATGTAGAAGTATGTATTACTCGAATAGACAGTAAGAAAAGTTTACAACAACTTAGGTATTTTTATAGTGTAGTTGTTCCTATTATTAAGGCGGGATTAGAAGATTTGCAGGGAGAAAGTTTAACTAAAGAAGAAGTTATTATGTTCCTTAAAGATAAATTCTTCTACGAAGATGTCCCAACAAACAACACATACGTAAGACTACCTATGTCTTTGTCTAAAGCAACTAAGGAAGAAACAAGTAAGTTTATTTCTAATGTAATTAATTTTGGAAATGACATATTAGGAGTACGTTTCCCAGAATCTAACTAAATTTATTATGAGTTTTGAAAAGAAAATAAAAAAAGAAACCCCCCAAAAAGATACTGAAAGATACACCGACGAGATGCAAGCCTTACGATACAATCAAGGTAAGTTAGAATGGTCATTGGTTGACTTTGACTCATTAGAAGGTCTAGTTAGAGTTTTAGAGTACGGGAAAGACAAATATGCACGGGATAACTGGAAGCTAGGTATGCCCGTAACTCAAGTTACCGAGAGTTTAATGAGGCATTTGTTTGCCTTTGCTAAAGGTGAGGATGTAGACCCTGAGTCAGGCTGTCGTCACATCTCACACGTATTATGCAATGCAATGTTCTTAGAATACATCTTAAGAGAAAAACAACACTATGATGATAGGAAACCGAGTAACCCTAACGACTTATAATTTCTTCCGTAAGAAAAAAGGACAGAGAGATACTGTTTTTCTTTTTTTCTATCTCCTTCCACACTGTTCTTTGTCTAAAACAACATCCCAAGTAAAAGTAAACTTACACTTAGGTTGGTTGTTTTGGTCATTGACAATAACCATCCTAAAAGATTATGATACTAAACGAAGAATACCTAGAAAGTAGTGCAGTTAGTCAAAGCAGACTAAAAAAGCTACTATTACACCCACAAATGTATCTGAATGCTTATAGCAATTCAGAACTAGACGAACCCAAAGAAACTTCAGTTATAGGAGATGCAGTAGACTTAATCTTAACTCAAGGCGATGACGTGTTCTATAATAGTTTCTATATTACAGATGCAGAAAGACCTACGGCACAAATGGGAGATTTTGTTTGGCATCTTTACATTAACCGTAACGACTCTAATGCAGAACAAATAGCATATGATACTGTAGGCTTCAAGAGAGACAAAATAGAGAAGGTTCGTGAAAGGTTTGAGAAGGAAGGTAGAATGTACTATGAAGCGTTGTTAGAGTCTGAAGGTAAAAGCACTATCAGCACACAACAAATGGCTAAAATTAATGCAATCGTAGACAGTTTAAGAACAAATCCTTTTACTGCAGAGTGGATTGTAGGTAATCAGGACATAGAACTACATAAACAAGTTGTGCTGAACTTTGAGTATCTTGGTGTACCATGCAAAGGTTTAGTAGATTTGATTGCCGTAGATCGCAAAAGATGCATCATATATCCTATTGACATAAAGACAAGTTCATGTTCTACAGGGACATGGGCACATACTATGTTTTGGAAGTTCCGTTATGACATCCAAGCTGCCTTTTATACTTACGGAATTAAAAACGGTGGTCTATTAGATAAGTTTGGCTGTGATAAAGTACATCCTTTTAGGTTTATCGTAGAGAACCAAGACTTTCCTGGTAATCCATTAATCTATCAGATAGCTGACACAGTAGCACAAATAGGCTATACAGGTGGTACTATTGACGGCAGAGTTTATGAGGGCTTTCATCAAGCAGTAGAAAGATACAAATGGCACACTGAAAATGATTTGTGGCAGTATCCTATGCATGATTATGTAAACAACGGTGTAAGACAGATAGGTAATGCATTTTAATCCTGTAAACAACTCAGAAGGGTCAGGTAGACTTAATCACATGGTCATTAACAAACAAACCTTAACTAGTCAGTATTTGAGTGCACTTGTGTTTAATAATCAGGCATTACCTACACTTCGTAGCTTTGGTTTGATAAACGTTTATCTCGATGATTACGGACATAGCAAACGACACTCAGGGGATTGTTTGTTTTTCCTATTCAGTAATAAGAATAAACCCGACTATGATAGTTTCGAGAGAAAGATTGCAGACTTTGCATCGTTTCATGATTATTATGAAGTACCTCAACCAGAAGATCTACAAAGGATGTATATATTTAAAGTACATCCTGCATACAGAAGAGACTTATTTAGCTTTAAGTATAATCGTTTAGATGAACTTAGTGAGCAGTTCTTTCGTGTGGTAGACCCTCAGATTAATGTCAGCGAGTTAAAGGTTGAACTAGATAAAGAGATTTATCGATTCAACAACTACCTAGAAATAATAAAGGAGGGTTTATAGCCCTCCTTTACTTTTAACTAAACTTAAACTACAGTCACAAAATCTCGTCAGAAATCTCCGACAAGTTACTTGGCACTGATATCTTTGACTCCTGTGGAATGTTCTCTACTTCTACCACTTCTTCAATAGGAGTTGCACTTAACTTACCTTCATCTGCAAGTCGTTCCATGATGTTATTTTTTGCTTGTGTAGCCAATGCAAACGTCTCCATAAGAGTGTTCAATGGTACTTGGCTAATGGCAACAGTTTGTAAATCTACTACCTGCAATAAGGCTGCAAGTTCAGTTCCTTTAAGTGTAATTACCTCGTCAGGTTTCCAGTACACGGTTGATTGTTGGCTTTCCATAATTTTTATTATTATGTTTCAAATATACTTCTAAGTTAATAACTTTGCAAATTAAGATGTCAAAACTAAGCCACCAAAACAAGAAAAATAAGCTCTACATGGACATAGCTCACAGGGTAGCTAAAGAGTCCTATTGTAAACGTTTAGAGGTAGGTGCTGTTATAGTCAAGGATGGGAATATTATATCATTCGGATATAACGGAACCCCTAGCGGCATGCCTAACAAATGTGAAGAGAACGATGTAACTTTGAGCTACATTCTTCACGCTGAGTCTAACGCTATTACAAAGGCTTGTAAGAGCACCGTAAGTACATTGGGAGCAAGTATGTATATTACACACTCTTGTTGTCTTGAGTGTGCTAGATTAATCATACAAAGCGGTATCAAAGAAGTGTATTATGCAGAAGAATACAGATCACCCGCAGGACTTAACCTACTTAAGAATTGTAAAATAAAACTAACCAAATTAACCAAACTATAAACATGAGCACATTTAAATTAAGAGGACACAGAGTATTACTTACTCGTCCTGAGAGAAACGACCTTGGCTTACAACTGAGCAAGGAAATGCAAGAACAACTAATTATAGAAGAGCTTCAGAATATGAAGTCTTTACCTGTATTTGCAGTTGGAGATGAAGTAACAGACATTTACCCTGGAGACTTGGTACTTATTCCTACTTCTACTTTGATGCATGCAGAAGTAATTAAAGTAGACGACAAAGATAGAATCATGGTAAGAGCCATGGATGTTGCAATCATTTGGTAAAAAGACATGAATAAACTATTTTATTACTCAGAAGTAGAGAAGAGTTCTCACGAAGATGAGATGGACATTACCCGCAAGAACGGATACTCTTTTAACATTGACATGGTTATGTTGACTTATCCTGATAAAGATGGATTAGCTATCGTCTTATCTAGTAATGCAGATAAGATGAACCCTATCGATTATCAATATAAGATTAATCCAGAGACAAAGCAGAAGGAGCCAGTAAAGATTACAAAGTTTGAGGTGACTAGTGAGCCCATCGTGCTTGTCTTAAAAGACCAAAGTGATATCCAAAGATTCTTAAAAGCTACGGGAGGTCCCGATAAGCTAGAAAGTTAAACCATTTAAAATTAAATAGTAAAGGGGGCTTCGGTCCCCTTTTCTTTTACTTATAGCTATGGTTTACTTTTTTATAGGTTAACTTATATTTGTACTAGTTATGCCTAGTAATCCACTGTTACCTCAAGAATTGTTGCTTTACATACAAGCATCAGCACAGAATGGTATTGTCCCACCAAATCTACCTTCTGGATATGTTTATGCTACTCCACCAACAAGTGACGGGCATTTATACTTAAGAAGGTTTGATGCTGCTTATATTCAGACAGGAATCATTGACCCTAATCGTTTGGGTACAGGATCTACAGGAGCAGGTAATCTTTACTTAGCTGACGATGGTACTTGGAAAGCTATTGGAGGTGGAGGTGGCGGTGGAGCGGACATGCTTAAAGCCACGTATGACGTAGATAATGACGGAGTTGTGGACTCAGCAGAAAGAACTGAGATTATAGTAAGAAACTCTACTGGTTCTACTCTAACTAAAGGTACAATTGTTTATTTAAGTGGAGCAACAGGAAACAGACCTAATGCCTTAAGAGCCCAAGCACATACTGAGGCTACTTCTTCAAAGACCATAGGTATGGTTGAAGCAGATATTTCAAATAACTCTGACGGATATGTTGCAACAAACGGAACTCTTCATGATTTAGATACTTCGGCTTTTACGGCTGGAGATGCTGTTTGGTTGTCTGCTACCACCGCTGGGGCATTTACAAGCACAATTCCAGCAGAACCTAATCATGCAGTATTTATCGGATATATTGCTCGTTCTCACCCTACGCAAGGTAGGATAGTTCTTCATATTCAAAATGGCTACGAGTTAAATGAGTTGCACGGAGTTCTTGTAACTTCTGAGGCTAACAATGACTTATTGGTTTATGAATCTGCAACTACTCTTTGGAAGAACAAAAGCATATCTACCATCTTCGGAGGTACTCCTTTAGTCTCAGTACCTACCCTAGCACAAGTAACCACAGCAGGTAACACCACCACCAATGCGATTACTGTAGGGGGATTGACAGTTGCTACCAATCTTATTTATACTGATACTGTAAATGGTAGAGTGGGTATTGGAACTACTAGTCCAACTTATAAATTAGAGGCTTCTTCAGCAGGATATACTGCTTTTGGAATAATGTCAGGCGCAAACAATAACGCTGAGATACATTTTCAGAATACAGGATACAGTGTTCCAAGATGGACAATACGTACATCAGGAACTCCAAATGGTTCATCTGGTAACCTAACATTTCAAAGACTGGGAAGTACTTTTCCGCTTACAATTACAAGTGGGGACAATGTGTTAATAGGATTTGGTACCGATGCAGGATATAAGTTAGATGTTAATGGGACTGGTAGATACCAAGGTGCGTTGACCGTAAATACATCTAATGCTGTAACGGCAACATTCACTAATTTAGGCGATTTTTCTAATAATGTACCCTATGAGGTATTGAGGTTACAATCTTATAGAACTGCAGCAAATCCTGCAAACGGATATGGCATTGCACAGACCTTTTACTCTTCGGTTGCCCAAGCGGTAAATAGTAACGGTGAGGTCGCAAGGTTTGAAATTGCTCACAACATGGGCAGTCCTTCTCAAGTAGCTTCAAGAACATTTGCTCTAAAGGTAAAAGGAGTATTTTCAGGAGATGCTAACTATACTGCATTTATAACATCTGTAAGTAATAATAATGCTACTTACACATTTACTATACCTACTGGAGTTTTAACAACTACAGGCTCAATTACTGCGGCCTCACTACTTGCACAAGGAGTATACTTCAACAACACTTTAGTAGCAGCAGCAAACAATGACGTATTAGTAGGACTAGACATCAATCCTACCTTTACTAATGGTGCGTTTACGGGGGTAACGAACTTGGGTGTAAGATTAACATCAGCAGCGGGAAACAATGTTTTATTTAGAACAGGAGTTAATAACTCTGGTACTCACAGTATACTATTTTCAAATGCGGGTGCCACAACCAATTCATTTATAAGGGCTGTATCTTCGGGTACTTTCTCAAATATGAACTTGGTACTTGGCCAAGCATTTTTTGATGGAAGCACTGTAAACACTACGAACAACATTGTTATTCAAAACAATAGTTCTACAGTATTTGAGCCACGTACCGCTATAAGCTACGCATATTTAACAGGCGATGCTTACGTAGTAACTGCTGTAAACAACACTAATGCAGTACTAGGATTTTCTAACGGAAGTAATGCGACTAGTACAAGAGGAGCAGCTATTTTTGCTATAGCTGGTGGATCTTTTGCATCAACGGCAAGATTAGACTTTGCCATATCAAATGTTAACGCTCCCGTAGTAACTACTGCGGATGTAGCAATGTCCTTGTTTAATAGCAAGAACTTTGCAATTGGAACCACTACAGACGCAGGGTACAAACTAGATGTAAATGGTAGTGTTCGAGCAGTAAATGATATTACAACCAACGGTACTTTTGTTGCAACATCTACAAGTTTAAGTGGATCTGTTAAATACTTTAATCTAGTCAGAAGTACTGATGGTAATAATCCATTCTATGTTACCTCTGATAAAGTAAATATGTACGGGGTACTTTTCCAACTAAGTAGCCAAGGAGGGGGGACTATATCTAGTGCAAATAGTGTAGGGAATCCAACTACATATATCACAATGCGTGGTCCTGTTCACTATAATCCGACAAGTGGAGTAGCAGGTACATTTTCTGTTACAGGACAATCTAGTATGGCTAGTGGGACTGCTACATTTAATACATTAACTGTAGCTCCTACTATAAATAACTCAGGAACTTACTCGGGTATTTTTAGAGGATTATACTACAACCCAACTCTCACATCTGTCACAGGAACTACTCACAGAGCAATAGAGACAACTAGTGGTGATGTAATATTCAATGGTGGTAATGTAGGTATAGGACTAACTCCAACAAACAAACTAGACATTGCATATGCAACTGGTGTAACTAATCGTTTCATATCTTTTGGAGTAAGGTCAGGACTAACAGCAGACCATGCAGAAATACTATTTACAAATGTAAGTACTGGACATATAAGTACAACAACTGGTAGTTTACAATTAAACCCATTTGGAAACAGTATAAACACAAACTTCGGTTTGTCTATATTACAACTAACAGCTAGTAGTAATTACGGATTATATTCTCCTGCAGCAAGAGGATTACAGGCTAGTACAAACGCTGCAATGGGCTTTCTTTCAAATAACCTAGATGTAAACACAGATAGTTTTGTATTCTCTGGACCAACAGGAGGTAGACATTTCTTTAAAGTAGTACAGAACAACGTTCCTTATTTTACTATAATGCCTACTGGTAATGTATTAATCAATACTACTACTGATGCTGGGTATAAATTGGACGTGAATGGTACAGCAAGAGTACAAACAAACCTAAATGTAGGAGATACAGCATTTACGGCAACAACTCCAAATTATATTTCTTTAGGTGGAACATATGCAAATAGCGGATATGGAGCTAAATTAAAACTTTTAGATTCTGGGTCAACGCAATGGGGACTTGGTATTTCTACTGCTGGAATAAATTATTATGGATCTTTTCATAATTTTTTTGCAGGAACAACAACAGCGGCAATAGTAATATCTCCAAGTGCAGATACGGCATCAACATCTCCTGCTTACATTGCGATAGGACAAAGTTATAGTAGTGTTGCTGGGGCGAATCCAAAGTTAAGATTATTTGGAACAACATACGGACTAGGAGTTTCCGCTGGTCAAGTAGATTATATTGCTCCAAGTCATGTTTTTTATGCAAACGGAACAGAGGCGATGAGAATTACCTCGGCTGGATATATAGGTGTAGGAACAACAACACCAACAGAAAAACTAGAGGTTAATGGAAACATTAAAGCCACTTCCTTTATTAAAAGTGGAGGAACTTCTTCTCAGTTCTTAAAAGCAGATGGTAGTGTAGACTCTACGGTTTACTATGCCGCATCTAACCCTAGTGGTTATACAACAAATGTAGGAACAGTAACCTCAGTAGCAACAGGTACAGGACTGACTGGAGGAACAATTACTGGTAGTGGAACTATATCTCTAGCTAACACCGCTGTAAGTGCTGGTTCGTACTCAAACGCAAACATCACAGTAGACGCACAGGGAAGAATCACCGCTGCTTCTAATGGAAGTGGAGGTGGAGGTTCTACAAGTACGATAAGTATAGGTGCTACTTCTAGTAGTAATGTGTACAGTTCTGGATCAGTTGTTGGACATATGAAGTTTGAGTATTGGTCAACTGATAACCCAGCCTCAGGTAAACAAGAGACAGGTGTTTTGTATGTTACTTACTACCCAGGTCCTATAGGCGGATTTAACTATTGGCTAGATGTTCAAACAACAACCCCCGACAGTACTGCTCCTTTGAGTTTTACTATTACAGGAGGTCCCACCTTGGATATTAACATAACTAACCCGAATCCATACGGTGTGGACATTACTTATAAAATTACTACTTTTTAATTTTAAGCATTATATTTGAAGTATGATTAAGATTCAAGATGTCGTTGTACCAACCAAAGGAACTGCAAAGTACTTCAATATTATTGCGTTAAACTTTCCAATGAATCCACCTTCTGTTACTTTTTACTGGCAGATATTCTCTGAAGTAGAAGATGAAGAAGAACAAGTTAAAGCTGGTAGTTCATTGATGGATGGTAACTTAACTATGAATGAAGAAGAGTATAACCTATGGGCTGCTGACGATAGCTACGTAGTGAATTGGGCATTAGCACAACTTAACTTTGTAAAATCAATTAACTAAAATTAACTAAAATTAACTATTAATATGTCTATCAAAACAATCAACCTAAACAATCCTTTAACCGACTTAGATGGTAAGGAGATTCCAGATTCCAACATTGGAAAGATCGTAGCTCAAATGCTTGTAACTGCAACTAAAGGAGATGCTCTCAAGTTTATGGCTTGGGCTCTTAAACTACATGCTGGTGAAAGTATTGAAATTGATCCTAGTGACTTGGAAACTCTCAAGAGTTTCATAAAAGAGCATGAACAGTTGACTATTCTTTCTAAAGCACAAATTCTGCAGTGCATTGATTAAATTTATCTAAGAGCCATAGTTAGTTTAGTATCTTCCTACGGTCACTGTTCTAACCCTTACCAACTTGGTGGGGGTTTTTTTATGCGTCGGGTAAATCTTTTAGGTATAATACCTTTGGCTGATCTACGTGTTCTGTGAAGACAACCTGTAAGCCCTCTATACAGAGTATCTTTACTTCAAAGATGATGTCTTCGGACACGTCGTCAATTAGCTTGAAGAGTTCTTTAATAAGAACTACATACTGTTCTTTAGTTAAAAGAATAGCATTAGGGTAGATACCCTTTTGTCTCTTTAACCCTGCATCTTTCTCAGACTCTAGGTAATAAGAATTGATTGCTTGTTGTACTTCATATAAGTTCATAACAGTAAATATTACTGCACCTTATACTTAGTATAGTCTGTGGTATTAGGTGCTTCGTTTGCAAAGTAATACACTTCTTTTTTATTTCCAAACTTTATGGTCTTATAAAAGGCAGTAGGTATAGTTGCACCTGTTGGTAGCTTAGCTGCCTTAGGGCCATAAATCACCCTTATCTCTACTTCTACTTTACTTGTCTTAGCCAACTCTCTCTCATATGCCTCAAGTAATCTCCACGCACCTCTGTTAAGTTTCTCGTGTTGTAAGATACAATTCAAGTAAGAGAAGGTCTGCCACAGAGTTTCTCTAGTACAGTTAAAGTCAGCTGCTGGTGCACAATGTCCTTTGTCCCATACATTTCCTTCGTAGTCTTTTCCGTCTGAGGTCTTAACACTATCGTTAGTGTAGAAGTCCATTCCTTTACGAGGATAAGAACCTGTAGGGCATTGTACTGTGTACCATACACGTTTAGGTTGTTGAAGGACTTCAGAATAAACACAAGAGTAAATAGGAGTTTTAATTAACACACTGTCTCTCTGTGAGTATACAGTAAGAGAATAGAGACAAAGAAGGAGTATTATAAGTTTTTTCATGGTTATAAGATAAGACTAAAGATAGCAAGAATAGACATACCTAAGAATCCGTACTTGTACATCTTCATCTCAAGATTCTTGCGGTCTATCACACGATTAAGTCTAGTTACTTCTTTCTTTGACTCTTCTACCATAACCTGATAGTTAGGAACAATAGAATCCCTATACAAATTAATTTGCTGACTGTCTAAATGAATTACGTTCTTGAGAACAACTACTCTCTCTCTGGCTTTGATACCTTTGAGGAATTCGTTATTCAACTCCTTTAGCGGTAAGCTGTCTAGAGATTGTGAGTAAGAACTTTGTGCCGTCAATATCAGGCATAGTGTCAAGAGCAATCTGAATAGTATCATACTTGAGGTTGATTTTTTCATAGTAACTAAATTGTTCATGTTTAAGTGTAGATAACGAGTCTACTCTACTGAGGAAACTTTCGTTGCGTTTCTCCATAGAGTCCATGTAAGACATAAATTTCTCTTCACTACCGCTACTTAAGCTTTGTCTTTCCCATAACAAAAAAGCTACTGTGATTAGTAGTAGCCCTATAACAATAACTTCAATCTTGTTTTTCATTTACTTTATGTTGGTCGATTTTATCTAAGATTAACTGCAGTAACTCATTTTTAATTAACCCTGCTCTGGCTGCGTTCTTGAGTGCACTTATAAGCTGAAAGAGAATAAAGGGAGCACAGATAGTCTCACTTAGCCAGAAAGTACCTTCAAAGCCCTTCTCAATCATCAAGATACCTGTAAGCATAAATACCCACACCATTAAAGTTTTAAGCACGCTAAGAGCTTTATTCGTTTTAAAGCCTTCCATCTTAGTTCCTGCCCATACCCCAAAGAATCCATCTATAAACACAACAGCAATTAACCGCGGGGGGGCTCGGGGGGGGGGGGGGGTGGCATGTATTCGGCTTGGGGTAAATCGAACAACCACATAAATTCAGTATTCTCAAACGCTTCTTTGTCTTGTTCATTGCCAAAAAAGAACCAATTGCCGTTTATGTCTTGAACGCAGTTGATAAATTGATAAGGGTTGATATATTGACCTTGTATCAAATCCTTTTGTTCGGGTGTAAGTGTGTAACCTATCATACTTCGCGATTTAAAGTGTCTTGAAATGCTTGTACTGCGGTGTAAAGATTGGATAAATTTGTTGTTGTTAAACCATCAGCTACAAATCCAAATGCGTTTTCTCTATCTTCTGCATTTGCCTGTGCCCCTTTTCCAAAAACAAAATTTTTAGAAGTCAGTGAACCGCTTGATGAAGATGAAAAAGTGGAAATTGACGAATTTAATTGAATATATTTTGTTGTAGTTGCAATTCTCGACATCGCGTTCAAGCCTCGACAATCGCTAACCGCTCCCCCATCGTTACCACCGTCAAACAAATATCCGTATTTATTACCGTCTGTGTATCTTATATAAAATTCATTGATTGGGCTTGTTGCACCTCCAAAACCCCAACCAAAAGACCCAATACTTAATGAATTTGTACGGCAATAATAACCATAACTAATATCATTAATTGAGTTCATTATATTCAAATTTAATGTAGTATCAAAATACGCACTTGTGCCATTTGGCGTTACCCCCGTACTTGCAAAAGTCCAACCCGTACTGAAACTACCCGTAAAACTTGCACTCTTTAAGTTTTGAGCACACGCTGCGGCACTTGCACCAACCATTGGATAAATGGCTTTCATAGGTGTCCAAAGTGAATTGGCTTTTAAGTCTAATACAAGTTGATTAGTTGCATCTTTTTCGGTGGTGGATAGTGTTCCTCCGGCCGTTGTTACGCGGTCAAAGAATGCCTGAGCATCTGCGTCATAAGTAGGACCGAACCCAGCCTTATTAAATCCAAAAAACGATGGTATCGCGAACATATTACAAAGATGTGTCTCCGCCTAAAATTGCCAATACGTTGGTGTACTTGATGATGCTCACCACTGAGTACTGCCCGTTGTTCTTGCCATGACCCTGTCTGTTGCCGATCACCAGTCCACCCGTACCTGCAATGGTAGAAATCGCAGCGTCCAACTGAATGAGCGTTACGTTAAAGCCATTGGGTAATGATGCGTCAAATGTGATCGTCAAAGCGCCTGTCAATGCAATTACGCTTGAGTTGTATGTAGAAGCATTGGCCGAGTTAAGAGTTAAGTTCGCAGAAGTACTCGCTGTATTTGGCATGAAGTTCTGAAGAACTTGAGCGTTTAAATTCGTAGGGATCCTAGCCGCAGCAAGGACACCACTAGAGATGTTTGCAGCATTGGTAGTGTCTGCGTTTGCTACGTTGCCAAGTCCAACAGCCGTCTTGTCAAGTGTTTGAAACGTCTTGTCTCCCCTGTAGTACTGTGAGGTAGTTCCTGCAGTGATCTGGTCCTGCTTTCCGTTGAACGTGCTCCAGTCAGTGCTTGTAAGAGCGCCCCTGTTGGATGCAGATGCATTGGGAACGTTCAATGTGATGACAGGCGTAGTTGTGCTGTTAGCAACACTAGAACTTAAATCTGTACCTGTAGTGCCTAGAGTAAGTGCCGATACGTTAGTAACTGTTCCACTTCCTCCACCGCCACCGCCTGTAGCGTTAATAGTTACAACTCCTGTTCCCCCTGCTGGAGAAATGGTAATGTTTGTTCCTGCTACAATCTGAGATACGCCACTTGCACCACCACCACTATACTGTGGGATATTTAATGTACCACCAACCAATGTGGCAGCGCCACTAGTACCGGTTGTGGTCAATGTTAATGTTTGCTGTTTGCCGCCAAGTTGCGTCTGGATGTTATCCGTCAACCCATTTAGATAGTCAAACTCAGCATTACTGATTAATCCCGTGCTAATTTTAGCAGCATCTATACCAGTGGGCAAATCACTAGCAGTTAAGTCAGCCCCTGCTGTAACTAGTCCTTTTGCATCGTACGTGATCTTTGTCTTGGTGGCTCCTGTAATTGCAGCGTTCTCATCCACTTTCAAATCCAATGCAGTTTGAGTTGCAGTTGAGACAGGTTTATTTGCATCTGATGTATTAGAAACGTTATCTAATGCTAATGCAACCTTCAGTTGACTTGGAGCTACTTTCTTTGTCTCTCCTACACCTGCTGCTACACTAACATCTACAATTGGTATCATGTCATTGCTGACATCAATACCTCCAATCAGAGCTAGTTCGGTTATTTTTTGATTTGCCATGATTATACCTTAACTGTAGTTATAATTTGATCTCCTGATTGTAATAACAAGAAGTCTCCATCTTGCTTAGTCAACAAGCCAGTAGTTAAAACAACTGGTTTAGTGTTCCTTTTAAGGATACTTATGAATATACCAATCATTACTTGTACGCAATTACACTACCTGAAGAGATAGCAAAACCAGTAATTAGTCCTCCAGGGATAAATGCCCCCTGAACAAAAGTTACACCACTCATACCATTGTTAGACAACTCAGAAGCACCATTGACAAGGAATTCTGTGAATACAGTATCTTCTTGTACTACTAGTGCATTGTAGCGTACGTTTGATACAGTACCTGTGCCGTGGCGTTTAAAGCCTCCAGAGCCTACAGAAAGTCCAGTGTGTGCTGAAATCGCTCTCAAGCGTTTTCCTTGTTCGTTTACTTGTTGATAATTATCCATTTTCTTTCGTTATTAAAACCGACTTGCGTCCGACATTACAAATTTAACTTTATTTATAAATAAGTCAAGTAGTTAATCAGGGTCACTAAAAGAACTATCTTCTACGGGTTCTAGTTCTCTTAGTTGGCTTTTAAGAGTTCTTATCAAGTCTCTAGTGTATCTCTTTTCTCTACTTATAGATTCTTCGTAACTTTCACTCTTCTCAGCTTCAGGGATACTCATTCCAGGCATGGCTACTTTTAATAACTTATCTAGTACTTTGCGTGACTCTTGTCCTTCCTTTGCTGCTATTTTCTTTTCTTCTTCGTAGTTACGGATGACATAGTTCTTGTCTTGCATTTCTACCTTAGCTAGTCGTCTTTCTGCCCACTCTAAAAGATTAGTTCTAAACTCTTGTATGTTCTCGGACTTCAAAGCAGTCAAGTCGCCAGCTTCGTACTTTTCTATATTCCCTAAGTCCCTAGCCAATAAGTCTTTTTGTAATTCTTGGATCTTTTTATCGTTCTGTACATAGTCTCCCAAAGGATCTTTGAGTCCAAGCATAGGACTTAGTTTAAGTATGTCTTGTACACGTTTCTTAGGTTCGGTAAATGGCTTTAATCCTAGTTCTACTCCATAAACTTTAAGTAAAACTGCTTGCCATCTCTGTAATCCTGCCGTTGGCTTTGGTGTATTTACCACACTCTTACCTCCTATACCACCTCTACGTTGTTCATAGTACTCTCCAAAAGGATCTGTTACGTTTTTCCAATCAAATACAGCTTCATAGATTTGGTCATAGCTTCTCATCTGTTGTCCAAACACAGTATACAAGCCATGTTTAACTACACTAGATACACCTTCTCTATCTTCCCCTGGTTTGTCTAGAGGTCTGCGGAAGAATGTCTTATAAATATAATTACTAGGAGCTAGTATAGGATGTAAGCTGATATACTCGTCATAAGTACCCAATGCAATTAACGCAAGTAAGGATAGTACTTTATCTTCTCCGTCACCTCCTGATAGATTTGCAAGTACCATTCCAATCAAAGAGTAAGAAAGCAAATGTAACCCCAATGCATTGCCAGTATCTCTAACTATTCTTTCGTACTTTTCTTTCTCAAGGGCAGTACTTCCCAGATTGGTTCTTTCTCTATTAGATAAGTATTGAAGCTTCCGTACGATTGCTTTACCTCCTGCCCTATAAAAACCTTCTTCTATGTTTCCAGTATATAAACTTAGTCTTTGTTTCCCGTAGTTTGTCTGTAGTAAAGGTTGTAACCACCTTTTCATACTAAAGACAAAAGACGTGAATATATTACCCTCATAGAAAGAACGAGTTCTTGTAAAGTAGTTACCCTGTGTACTAGTGTAGAGTTCGTGTATTTGGTCTCTTAAATACTGTTCTACTTGACGTAGCTTTTCTCTTTTTACCTTATTAGAATCTTCTAGTGACTTGATCTTTGTATCTTGTTTTTTAAGTAAGTCATTTAGAGCAATCTTTTGTGGGGTAGACAAGCGGTCATAGCTTGATACCTGTGCTGAGGATAAATAATTGTTTAGGATTTGTTGGCGTTCTACTATCAAACTCCTCATAGCATTTTGCTCCAAACCAAACACACCGTCTTTAGGCACAAGCATACCATTTATTACATCGTAAGCATCTTCTAATTTAATCTGTACTTCCTGCCCATTAACCATCATAGGTACGGTCATACGTGCCATCAATGCTTCGTAGATGGGAATTGTAGATGCCATCTCCGTATATCCAAATATCTGAGAACTAAAGTTGTTTAGATTTATGTACTTATAGATATTACGTTGGTGTACGTTACCAGCCATTGAAGTTGGATTTGCACTAGGTACAGCTCTAAAATACATTAGTTTTAATGCATAGTCATTGTACTTACGAGAACCATTCTCTAATTGCATTAAACTTCTGTGACTTTGCATTCCCTTCCACCAAGCCTTTAACAATTCCTTACGTGTAAGACCATACTTGTTCTTAGACAACATAATCTTTAAGAAGTTATTAAAGACGTTTTTAAACAGACGCATAAAGTTAAATACCAATGCTCTAGTCTGTGTGAACCTAAACATTCGTCTAAATACCCTAGCGGCAATCTTTAGGTATTTGTTGTCTGGATTGCTTACTTCACCTCCGTAAAAGAATCTGTTTACTTCGTTGTCAATAACTTGTAAGTCCTCCTTAGGAGTTTTTCCTTCTAGGGCTTCTCTAGCGGCAAAGATTGCAGGCATAGCTTTTTGTAAACCTTGGAACTCTGCAGCGTATACTCCATAATTAGCTAGAGATTGAGTCAACAGGTGGGATACTTGATTGACATTTACAGGTTGTTTGTATCTAGTTTTAATTAATTGTACTTTACGACCTTTACCACGACTCTCTGCGTTCTTATTAGCTTGGATAATACTACTGTCTACTTCATCTAAAGTTTCTCCAGGTAACCCTTCCCTCCACAATAGTTTAATACTGTCAAAGAAAGTATGGAATCTCTTTTTAATGTTTGTTTCAGTTACTCTTTCTTGACCACTTTTGACTGCGTTTGGTACTACATAACCTCTAAGTCTTTGACTTGCAGGGAGTTTTCTTTGAATGTCTTCATACAAACCTACCAAATCTCCTACCAACGCTTTGTCTTCATTGTTTAACTTTTCGTAGTCTGGGTTATTATATTTACCGTCAGTAGTTTCTTTGGGTCTTAAATCCCCTAAGAAGTTATAGTCTTTGTTTTTGTACTCGTCTCTTACCCTAGGGATAGTCCACTCAAAGCTAGGATTTTCTTGTCTAATATATTTAGAGTCAGAAGGAATGGTCTTGGTCCAAATATATATAGGGCGTTCTGTTACATCTTCAAACTCTTCTCCCGTATCTTTATCAAATCTTTTGCGTACTATGCTAATGTGATTGGCTTTATACCAGTCAGTGTCACGCATACGTTTATTGACTTCATTAGAATAAAGAACACTATAGTAAGCATCTATTAAATTCTTTCTGTAGATAGCAGATTTAAGGTCTGTTAAAGTTTGAGCTGTAGGCAACTCGTCTAATGCACTAGGGTCTGAAAAGATACCAACGTCTAAATGGTTGCCATCAGTTTCAATAAAGTGGTCTGCCATCTTTTCAGCCTTGGTTTGCATTTCTGCAAGTAAAACTGTCTCAGTAGCGAGTTGACCTCTAATGTTTCTCTTGACACTTTCTACTACTTCGTAGTAATAGTCTGTCTTCTCTTTTGTTTGTAGTGCAAACAATCTTTTGAACAATCCTTTTAACAGAAGTTTATCTGCATCTGTCATGTTACGATTCTGGTCTGCAGCATCCTTTAAATCTTCTATCTCATTTTCAATCTCACGGATAGTTTCACTTAACCCTAACTCAACTGCCGAACCTACTATAACTCCATCTTGGTCTCTATAACCTTTAACTGCATTAAACAACCTAGTATATGCATCGTTAATCTCTGGGCTCTCTCCATATTTAAGAAAGACTGCCTTAATCTTATCAGCAATAGTTTGTTGTAACTCAAAAAACTGAGGATCTATTTCTATTCTAGTGTTGTTCTTGAGCCAAGTAGCTAAGTTGTTTTGTGCTTCTACTAGATTTTCTTTTTCTTCAAACAACTTACTTTGGAGTGCAGTTGTGTTTTGACCTAACGCTTCTGCATCTGCTAAGTCTGTTTCTAGAATACCAATACGAGTCTTAACCTGCTTTACAGCATCTTTACGACTTTGCTTTTCTATGTTAAACCTCTTAAGTACTGCTTCAGGAATAGTAAACTCAACAACATCAAGTTCTTTTCTTCTCTGCTTATAAGATATAATAGATTCAGCAATATCCCTTTCTTTTGAGCCTATGGGTTTTTCTGACCCGTCCTCATTAAATATAGAACCTAATCTCTCGTATTGTCTTCTTAGGTCTCCACGTACCTTACGATCTTCTTCTGTAGAGTCAACGTCTCCAAATACGTCTATGTGTTCTTTTATCTCGTCTAGTAAGGCGGCTCTAGCTTCACGAGCTTCTTCACTTAAAAGCGATTCTGCCTGATAATACTCATCCGTGTATCTACCTACTGCATACTTTTCTTGGAAATCTCCCAATGCTTTTTCCGCTGCTAGTATATCAGCTTCAACTCCTGCCTTTTCTGCTACTTCTAAGTTATGCTGAAGGTCAAGCAAATCAGAGTAGAACTCAGCTTCTTTGAATTTAGTGTTATAGGCTAACTGTTTTACTTTAGTTCTTCTTCCTTGCTCGTCATAATAGATCATATCTACCTCACGAGTTAACCCCTGGTAATGTTTATCTACAGTACTAAAGGCACTTACATTCCCTCTTTGTTTGTTTCTAGCTTCTACACGACGTTCAATGGCTTCTGCTCGTGTAGTTGTATCTATACTTGAGTTCTCTGCTTCTGTTAAATGGACATCTAAGAACTGTTTAAGTACTTGAACTACAGGGCTGCCAGAACTCGTAGCCATACCCATGTATACATTCCACATACTTCCTCCTTCATATGAAGGGTCCATACCTCTTTGTAGAAGTATTTGTATGTTCTGTGTAGTTGGCACCCAAGACAAAAAGTACTTTAAGTTTTGAATGTCTGACTCTAGGTTTTTTATCTTCTTAGCTTCATTGTTAGCTTGTGCATCTAGTAACAAAGCTTCTTTAGCAGCAAGTTCTTGATTAAGTTGACTGTCTGAAGCTTGTAGCTTTTTACTAATTAATCTAAAAGGTTCTGCAAGCTGAGAAGCTACGGGAATAATAATAGCTTTTTGAGCAGCAGTACGTAAGTTAGTACTATTGTTTTGTATTCTTTCTAACTTGGTCTGTAACTCTTTAACAACTACATCATAGTTTTCTATCTGTCTTCTGCGTTCCTGTAAGAATTCTGCCTTACCAGTTGGGTCTAACGCCAATTGGTCTTTAGTTACATTCATTACAAGTTCAGGCATCAACAAGCTATTAAAGCTTTCTACTTGCTCGTTGATTAAGTCTGATAGGTTTTTAGCATAGTTAAACAAACGTATAGCCTCTACATCTGACATCTGGCTTAGATTGTCCTTTGTTGTTTTGACTGTTGTTTGAATCCGTTTAAGTATGTTCTCTAATGCATCTATATAACTTACAGTAGAGTTAATAGTATCTGCTACTCCAGCACTAGATATATTGCCAAGCTTTTGTTTAATTCTTTCAATAGAGCCAAAGCGTGGATCTATCTCTGATAAAGCTTGAGACATCTGTGCCCAACTAGAACTGTTTAAACTCTCTCGTACATAGTTTTGAAACTTACTTAAATCTATTGAAGGAGGCGTTACTGTGGCACTACTATAGGGAGCATTGAATCTTAGTTGATGTTCTCCTGCCAGTTCAGGCATATCTTCTAAACTTTCTAAGTAATCAAAGTACTCGTTTAAAGTAACATCTAAGTCACTTAAAGATACGTTGGTAAACTGACCCTTTAAGAATCTTTTTATAGTTGCAACAAGTCTTCCTAGTAAGCCAGTATTCTTAGCTTTCTGTTCTGCCTCTTGGAGTGTTTCTCTAAAATAAGGATTAGATAGGTACTCACTTACAAACTCTTCAGTATTCTTAAATCCGTAGTTATTCTGAAGTAAAGGAAAGTTACTTCTATATTGGGATAAATACCTATCCATCTCTTGAGAGAATTGTATCTCTGCAGGAGTTTGAGGGTTAGTCAAAGCGTGGATAGTGTATGCGTGTAATGTCTCGTGGATAAGTTCCTTAACGAAACTTTTACTATTGAAGTCAGATGAAACCGTCTTACCTACGTATACCGTATTGGTTTTAGGGTCATAGAAAGATCTTTGATACTCGTCTGCTACGGTAGCATCATCAAACACTACCAACTTTAAAGTTGGATTAATCCTAAGTAAGCTACTAAGTCTGGTTAAGATTTCCTTTTGGAAGTTCTCTGTCTCCCCGCTATTAACAACTCCATCGATAAGTTCTTTTAACTGTGCGTTAGAAAAGTCCTGTACGCTGTTGACTATCAAAGAAGGGAACTTTACTTTGTTTAAGTATGCTTTACTTACAGGCTTTAAAGTCTTTTCAGATATAGCTGGTTTAACTGATAAATAGTATTTACCATCACGGGTTACTACCTCACTTGTGATTAAATCATACTTAGGGTTTAGATTAATTTCTTCGTGGATAAACTCAAAGGCATTGGGATTTGTATATCCTATGTTCAAGTATCCAAGAGAAGCTACCTCTTCTATTTGTTCTGCTGACCTAATCTCTTGGTCAGTCATATTCAATCTAAGATGTTTGTTAATCTCCTGTATGCTAGGCTCTCCTACAAAGTTTAACTTAGGACTATATCCTAGTTGTTGCTTTGTCCAGTCAAAACCAAACTCTGTTTTAAATGTATTTGTAGTCAGTGCCTCATAAATACTTTTACCTTGTGCAGGTGGAAAGAATGAAGTCAACTGATAGTATGCAGGACTTGTAACTTGAAGGCCTGACAGAGGGGATTTTATGGTAGCAAAACAAGACATTATTTACAAATTTAATCTATTTAAGAACTAAATCAAGGTACTTCACAACTCACCTCTTCAAAGCTAATGCTATTGAGGTCTGGAGTATCTGGGGCACTTGTTTTATCTAGAGACAAAGTAAGCTGTAGAGGCTGCTGTCTTAAAGGAGCTTCGTATACTTGAGTATCAGGTATCTGAACAGATGTTTCCATTACTTCAAATAAACTATCCTCTAAGTCGTTTAACTCCTGTAAAGCTAAAGCGGCATCGTCTTTGTAAAAACCTTCAGGTCTATAACTCACAGGTAACTCAAAAGCTTCTTGTAAAGATACTTCTTCAAACTTAACTTGATATGCGGCCAATAACTTAGGTGTAATGTATACTTGGATAGCAGCACCATCAGTATAACTACGACCTCCAAAAACAACTCCAAATAACTTTCTTGGTATGTTTAACTCATTAGATATAGCAACTGCCGTACTGTCTGCAATACTACGTACTTTCTTAACTGTATTCATACTAGCATCCCTAGAGTTTACTGGGAGAAATATCTCTCCTGTACCCAGTAGTTTAAATGCATTATTTTTTGTCTTAGCAATCGTAACTGCCTTAGGAGTTATCTGACTGCTAATTTCTCTAGCTGATATTTTACATGCTTGTGCCATAGTCTTATCCGCAAGGATTTATATTAGGTAAGTTATTAATATCGTTTTGGTTAGGATTTGTAGATGGTTGAGTAATAGGTTTATTTACTACTTCAAACTCTATAGCATAAGGATATTGACCTACATTTTTATCAGTTACAGATTTTACCCATCCTTCTTTTTGCCAGGTAGCATCTTGATATTCTTGTGTAAATGGAGTAACTTTAGTAATTCTAGTATATACTTGTCTTCCTGTTTTATCAGTCATTCTTATAACTTTACCTACAAGATCTGATATTTTAGATAAACCATAATCCTTAGACATTCTTTGTATGTCAGTATTAGCTCTAGTAGTTCTAGTTCTATCCCCTGATATAATAAGATCCATAGTAGACTTTCCTTTAAACTGAGGTTGCATTTGACCGCCTTGACCATCTGCAAAGTTTTGTGCTATAGGTGTTAGTTTATCTGCTAGGTTAAATTCATCAACACTAGTAGCTGGTTGAATAGTCTCGGTAGGCATACTTTCAGGTGAGTATACACTACGTTCTATTGCAATCAAACTCTTAATGGCCGAGTCTTGTAACCTCATGGTTTTTAACTTCTCTGGGTTTGTTCTGGCTAAGAACTCGATGCTTGTAGTTATAGGGGATAGTGTAGTACTAAACATCTTAGTAGAGTATCTTACGAGAGTCAAATAGGACTTGAACTTTTGCGGCTCTTCCTTCCTCATTGTCTCTAGTTCATTGTAAGACTTTGTTGTGTAGTCTATATAAGCTTCATGAGGTACGATACTAGATACATTGTCCGTGTTGAAGTGACCTCCGTATTGCATAAAAGATCCCAATGCCAAATCAGTAAAGAACTCTTTTATCTCAGCAATAGGACTGTTTAGTCCTTCTAAGAATGCAGTCCTATATAACTTGTTGGTCTCCGACATAACGACACTCTTTAACTTAAAGTTTATCTCACCAGTATTACTTGTCTCTGGATACAAGTTCTGTACTAGATAATTATTCCTTAAATCAGGATTACTGATTATACCCTCAAAACGTTTTGCAAGGTTGTTAGAAGTGGTCTTTTGCATTAGACCGTCTTTACCTCTATAGTATTCTAACAAATTGCCCTTTTCGTTACTAGCTGTTTTTTGGGTATAGTTAAAGATTAGATTTGTCTTTAACCTTTTAATAGCCTTCATACGAAGTTCTTGACCTGTTATATCATTCTTAGTTAAGAAAGTATTTATAGTCTCATGAACTTCCACAGAGTCAGACAATGGATATATTTGACCCATAACCTCTTGTACAAATCCGCTTACATTAAACTGCGCCAATGCAGATTGATTAAACATAAAGTCAATTGCCTCTGCGTTAAAGTATTCTTTTAATCCTCCCTCTTTGGCAACCGTCTCCGTACTTTGGAATGAAGTTCTATAATTCGTAGTATTAAAGTCAGTAATGCTAGTCAACTCCCTCAACCCACTTTGCTGTGCTACAACTACACCAAACTGTAATAAATAGGCAATATCCCTCATTGCCTTCTCTTCACCAGTCAATGTCTCATTAGGATTAAAATTAGTAATGTATTGATTCAAAGTAGGTACACCCATCATCGCTTCAATATACATAGCTAGCTTTTTCTTAGATCCTTTGATGTTAGCTGCTTTAATTTCTTTGTCTATACCTGCAACAAACTTTTCTAGCTTTACATTCCCTGAAGTCTGAACTCGGTTTTTAATAAGAGACATAATAGCTGAGTTCTTACTGACGTATAAGTTCTCCATCTTCTTATGTATCTCTGCTCTGTTAGCCATGCTTAGAGCTAGTTTAATTACATCTGAGTTGATGAAGTCCAATACATCTTTTACAGGAGTACCTGCAAGAATCATAGCATGTGCCAATGGACTAGTCTCTTGGTTTAAACCTAAAAGAATAATCCAATCTTCGTTTGCAATGTCGACGTGTCCGTTTACAAACTCACTCAATACTTTAGAGATACGATTCGTTCCATCTGCGTCTTTCTTGCCTCCAAGCATTATCTGACCCTCAGCATTTCTGTTGGCCTTAAAGTAATAGGCATTAAACAAACTAGAAGTATACTTTAGTCCTGCCCTTTGGAATTCTTTCTGTAGAGTATTAATCTTAGCGTCAATACCCAATGCATCTTTAGATAGGATATTTTCCAAGAAAATTCTCCAAGATGTTCTAGGATTAAACACATCGGTAGAACTAATCTTCTTTCCAGGTTTAGTATACTGGGTAAGAATGCTGTTGTTGTTTGGAGTAGTTAAAGAATCATACAACTCTCCTGTCTTTAGAATGGATTTTAAACTATCTACAAGTCCATTGCCTAATGCTTTTTTATAGTCGTCAACTACGGCAATTTCATTTCTTATATCTTTTATGTCATTGCGTACTTCTGCTAAAATAAACAAAGCCTCCATAGGGTTTTCTCTATCTAGTTTTGCAAGTTCTGCAAACTTTCTAGCTATTAGTTTCTTTTCTTTTCTAATATCTAACAAAGTCTCTGACTCTTCTTGACCTACAATCTCATTAACCAGCAACTCCTTAATGCCTTCAATTGCTTCGTCAATCTCCTCGTTGAGTATGTTTATCTCATCTTTGATGTCTTTGCGTTGTTCGTAGATAGGATTCTCACTCATCTCTGCACGCATCTCTTTTTGAATAGCTTTTAACCTAGAGAGACTTATCTTAAGTTCTTTTTGACGAGACAACTCGCTGGTATAGTCTTCTACGTCAAACTCTTTTTTAATTACTTCTCCCGACTCTGATAAGGCCGTCATAAAGAATGTTAACTTATCAATGTCGTAGTCACCTCCTGTTTTAGTTACTATCTGTGCAGGAAGAATCATTACTGCACCTGCGGATTCGTCAAGAAACTCCCGAACAATAGCATACTCCATAGAAGAAAATCCTTGTACTGGAATACGTACACCAACCATAGTTAATTTGTCCTTGTGAAGTTCTTTCCAACTATTAGCCGTTTCCGTAGAAGAAGTAAGAATACTATTTAATACCTGTAAAGAGCCGACCTTCTTACCCTCGTAAGTCAAGTTAAGTAGTCCTGCATGCTTCTTAGGGTTAAATGCAATCTTAACCTCCATAGGATTTGTTTCTCCTGTAGTGGGGTTGAGGGTATAAAACTTTAAGTCGTTCGCTCCAAACTGTTCTAACTGTTGTTGAGTAGGGTTAGCAAATCGGATTCTCTCAAATCCAGTACCAGCTACTTGGATAAAGCTTTCTCCAAATATCTTTTGAGAAATAACTTTGTTGTTGAAAATGTTTAATATAAGAGCCTCTACCTCATCTCTGTCTTTGTTCGCATCCAAAGGATTTACAAAGTTACCTTGCTCATCTACCTTAATAAAGTTACGTAGTCCTTCAGAAACTTCTTTCTCCTCGAATTGTTCTGCAACATATCTAGCCAACTGAAGTTGATTAATACCGTCAATCTGTCCGTTAGTTCTAGTTATACCTAACTTCTTTTCTAGTTTGATAACTTCAAACTGTACCAAGTTGTTTAAGTTATTAGTGAACTCATTGTACAATCCTGATATACGTTCCTGGGTGTCAAGACTAAAGTCTCCAGAGAGTTCTCCAAACTCATAGAAGTCTCCAAAGATTAACTTCATCATCTGAGTTGCAAGTGTACTTTCATCCTTATACTTAGGAGCTTGATATTGCTGTTCTCTTAAGTTTTCTATATGGAGTGTAGTAACTAAACTGTCGTCTATGTTTTGTTTTACTTCTAAGTACTCTACTCCGTTACGTGTTACCTTTTCGTAATAATCGCTTGGTTCAGCATTGTCAGACATCTTAGAGCCAGACTTGAATGTATAATAGTTTACTTGCGTATTATACATGGCTATCATTTGCTTTTCCATTTGTCTCCCTTCTACTACACTAGGTATCATAGGTATTAGAGAAAACTTATGTAATGCTACTTGTTTTGGGTCTCTCTCTGTAGGTCCAAAGTGTCCTAGCTTCAAAGGAGGAAAAGGAGTCAAACCAGTAGTGTTAATTAACTTGGTCTTTTCTGATATTAATTCTTGTGCATTAGCAGGGTTGCCCTTTAGTGCAACATTAATTTCTGCAATACGTACTTGCTGTTGGTAAGCCTTCTCTTGTTTAGTACTGTCCCATCTACCTATACTTATTAAATAATTTCTATAAAAGTCAAGTGTAACTACACCTTGAGCATCTGCTTCCTTAGGATTGTTTACGTAAGCGTCAAACTCGGACTTCTCTTCTTCTAAGAGTGTATCCCAATTACCACTATCGTAAACCTTTTTGTAGGTTTCAAAATCACTCTTACTAAAACTAAGTACATCCTTATAGATTACAGTACGGATAACAGGATTAAACTTATTCTCAACTCCTGTGTAAGCTATACTAATAGCATCTTGTCCTGTATCGGTATCAAAGAAGTCTTGTAAGGCACTATCCCAGAATACTGGACTACCAGGTGATGCTGAGAATGCAGGTCTCTTAAACAACTCTCTATAGTCTGCCTTAACATTAAAGTTAGACATATCACCAATAAAGAACTTCAAGAACTCTACGTTATTAATAAAAGCATTCTTCAGCATTACTTGTGCTAAGTACTGAAGATTCTGACTTGTAATTGTAGGAGGTGTTTTTCTGTCGGCAGCTGGAAGTAACTGAGCATTAATCATATTTAATTTACTTAAATATGATGCAGTTTGTGCAAGACGTGTACTGTAGTCTACTGTATAACCCTGAGAATTTACAGGAGTTGACATAATATCTACCAACTCTCTAGTGAATAACTCACCTTGAGTTGCAAAGTAAGTACTTAAAGATTGTGGCAAAGCTGCTACAGCCTTATGGTAACCTGCTATTAGTTCTTCTTTTGTGGTAGCTTTTGTAATCTCTTCTACAATCTCATTGGGAAGAATGTCATTAAAAATAAATAGATTCTTAGCGTTTTTATTATAAGTAGTTTTTGCTACACCCTCACCAGCTTCAATTGCATTAGATATCCTTGTGACTTCTGAGACTAAGTAGTTCTTAAACGTAGCCACCAACTCAGGTTCTATAGGCACTTCTTCCGTGGGAGATTTAAGAAGATTTACATTGATAGGTACATAAATCTTCTCTGCTAGAATAGGATTAGAAAAACTTGTGCTTAAAGAAGAAGTCTTATCTCCAAAGCGCATATTCTCTAATTCTGTAGATTGGAAGAAACTTACAAAGTCTTGGATAATTTTATCTCCAGGATGTAAATTGGTTGTATGACCTCCGTAGTTATCAGAGTCAAAGTCTTTAAGTTCTAAACCTCCGAAGTCAGTTACATTGATTGTACGTGGTCCTGTAGTCTTGTCTACGACTTTAGTATAACTACTTAATGGATTCTTTTCTATCTCTGCCTTAGTTAATGGCAATCCAAACAAACGGTTTAACCAAATAGATCCTAGTATGTCTGGATTCTTTCTATAGTCAAAACGAGCATAGGCAGGTTGGCTTATTAGTTCTTCGTAGTTATTAGCTTTGTTTACTGCGGAAGCTTGCTGAGTCATAAAAGACCAAGGGGAACGTATGAACTTTTTCTTCTGCTCTGCCGTTGTATACGCTGTAGGTCTAGATGCTACGTCAAAGTTTGAAAAGAACTTAGTAAAAGGATTTAACTCTGTCTCCTTCTTCTGTAAATAAGAAGTAGCTTGTTGTAGACTGTAAGTTACAACTTTACTATTGACTGCCTTTTTAAGAGCTTGAGATATACTGCTTACGTCAATTCTCCAATCCTTAAACGGAGCTGTCTGTGTACCTGCAAGTCTTGCTTCGATATAACTCTCAAACAAAGGTTCTTGAAGTGAAGACACCTCGTAACCTCTGTCTTTAATGTATTTAAGTGCCTCTTCTTTAGTTGTAGAAAAGGCGATAATCTTTTCAAACAAGTCGTCAGCTTCTGCGAGCTCTGTTGGACTCATACTTGCTTGTCCTGTCTTAGTAATATCTAAAGTTCTAGATATCTGTCTACCATTGGGAAATGTACGTACGTCAGTGCCGATGATATAAGTAAGAGGTTTATAAATCTTAATCTGATCTGCAGGGTTTAAGTTAGCATTAATCGCAGCAGTTACACGTAACTTTTGGAAGATGGTTGTTAACTGTGAAAGGTTATCAACTATAAACTTTGTAGTTAAGTCTCTGTTGTTGGGGTTTAGGTAATCTTGATTGGTTAATCCTAGTCCAATGTCTTGTAGAAAAGTCAACAAAGCCGACAAGCGGTTGTCTGTCATATACAAGTTCATGTCACTTTTCTTAGCTAACCCAGAAGCTATGTTCTTAAAAGTTTGTTCGTAGTCTTTAACTAACGCATCTACGTTTAAGTATTGTTCTCCACTCTCGTCTATAAGTTTATACTTTGGCCTATACAAAAAGTACTGTGCATCATATTGACCTAGAATATTGCGTACGTTCTGGAATCCTTTTTTCTGCAACGTAGTTGCAATCATTCCATTATCCTTAATCGAGATATCAACTACGTTAGAAACTACCTCAGGATTGCTTAGAATACCTTTAAAGGCAGATACTAACACCATCTTCTTGACATCTTTGGTAGATCCTTTAACTCTAGGGTCTGGCATATCTTGAAGTAAGTAGTTAAACTGAGGATACTGCTTAGAAAGATTGAGCATAATGTCATACATCTCCGTGTAAGTAGTCTTACCTGACAATGCATTACTTAGGATTTTCCAGTTCTTTAAGAAATCTCCACTCTTTGGAAGTCCCAATAAATTACCTTCTAGTTGAATAGCATTACCACTACGTACTAATCCCCCCTCTACCTCATTAGACAGTGAGTTTCTATACGAAGGTAAACCTGTTACTAAGGCAATAACAGCACTACCTGCTCTTTGGATTTGTGACTTTTCTTTTGTCTTCCAATCCTCACTATCCTCGTTCTTTGACTCTAAATCTTCAACCCCTACAATACCTTCTTGAGAAGAATACCAATCTACAAACAAATCAAAGTTCTGAAGAACTTTTTCTAAGTTTACAATCTTTACAATATCTCCCTCAAAGGTTTTGTTTTCTTGGAATCTTGATAGTATCTCGTTTCTCTTATCAGTCAAAGCGGTAAATACTGAGTACCAGTTTTTACCGTAACCTAATAGGAACTGAAATGTATCGTAAATCTCTTGTGCTTCTTCTGGTGCATAATGTATAGGAGTTACATTTCCGTCAATCTCAGCTTCTAAGAAGTTGATAGCCATACTACTAGGAGTATTGATAGCCGCTTTGGTACGTTCTTGTAATTCCCTAACACGTTGCTTTTGTTTCTCTACGTAGTCAACTACCTGATCAACAGAATATCTACCTTCGGCATCAGCAATATACTGGCTCTTAAAATTAACAAAGAAAGTCCGAGCTACTAACTCTAGTGCAGTCTTTCTATTACCTTCTGTAATTGGATGTGCAAGTAAAGCTCCGTACAGAGGATTGTCAATTACCTCGTCTCCAACTTTAATCTTATCCAAAGGTTGTTCATTGTTCTGTGTCCATACATAGGCCACAGCTGAAGGGTCTAGAAACTCTAAGTATTCTTTCTCGTAATTAGTACCTTTAATGCTACAAGCGTTCATCTTTATGTGCAGGGTTTAGGATTAATACTATCTGCGGTTTTATCTCCGTTTCCTAAGCTAGTTCTACCTAACTCAGAGTTAATATCAATGCCTAGCGAAGATAACACATTTAATGTGCTTTGTGAATTTGCTCCTCCTAGTTCAGGTATATTTTCTGTAATAGCATCTATACTAGTAGGTTGTGTAGGAGCAGGTTGAACAGCTACTTGCTCTTGAGGAGTATTTGTTCTTGCGTTAATCTGCTTGATGACTTGGAAGTCATAACCTAAACTAATAATGGTATCTGAAATAGGGCTCTTATGCTTCTCTATAACAGGTGCTTTGTTAGATGCTAGAGTTAATCCTTTTATTGTTATAACTCCTGGCTTAACAAATAAGCTTCCTTCGTTTTCGTTTAAGTAGTTATGTATAGCTAAGAAAGTCTTACTATCGTACTTACTAAACTTTGGATTCTTACCATTCCACATAGATTTGATAAACCATCCATTAGTAGCAAACCCCGTAATAGGAGTCCACTCACCCTCAGACTCTGCTCCAGTACCTGTGCCTGTTGATTTATATACTAGGAAATGTTCTCCTCCTGCAAATACATCTACGATTCTACGGCCTGATACTTCTGCACGGAAACTACCAATAGTCCAAGGTGCACTTTCTTTATCAAGTTTTTGTCCCAAGTCAAATAGTTTCTGAGTCTCTGCATTTACTAAGGATGCTGAACCACTTGAGCCATCTATCTTTTGATTTATCCAAGGATTAAATATACTTGGTTTGTTTTGTGCGTCTTGTGTAACTACTACTTCTACATTACTACCTACTGTTTTAGGGTTGTTTTGTACTCCAGGTATCTGTGGTGCTTTAGGTTGCCTAGATGTATCAGGGATACTACTCTCTTCATACTCTGAGGCAAATGCTAGAATGTTGATTGTTTTAGGAGACAAATCAAAGTCTTCACTAAGTATAGAGTAAGTCGATTGTTGGGTGCTCCATTTAGATACTGCCGAAGGGTATCTAGGATTCATCAAGTACATGCTATCAGTAAACTTCTGTAGTGTGTTAAACTTCTTGTTCTTGAAGTCAATAATGTGAGTGTTGCCTTCCGTATCTACCGCTACAATATCCATCGCCCCTGCTACTCCGAAGTATCCTGTAGCATCTTTTTCTTCTTGAGTAAACTCACGATGTACAATTAAACCTTCTGTAAATACTTTCCATCCCTTGTCTTCAAATTCTTTTGCTACTGATTGCATCTCTGCTACCAAAGCATCAAACTGTTCTTGAGTTACTTCTAACTCATAGCCCTGCTTGTCTCTTAGAGGTTTGTTCATCTGACGTACTTCTTTTAAGTAATCGTCAAGTTTTTTAACTGGTTTACCTCCTAAGATGTCACGACCTAAAATATCGACAAAGTTTCCTACAGCTGCACCCATCTCCATGTTACGTACGCTGTCTTCTGTATTTACTTTCTTTTCTCCAAGTACTCTTTGAACAAAAGCCGACTGACGTTCATATCTATTGCCGTTAATTACATAACCTTCCTTGCTAGGATCACCTATGGCTTTTGACTCTGTAATCAGTTTTTCTAACGCAGCCACTGTGTTTGCTTGAGTTTTCTCAGTAGGCATTGCTATTTGTTCTTTTACTTTAACTGCTTCTTTCTGAACACTAGCAGTAGGATAGGCTAGAGTAGGAATGATGTCAGAGTTATTGAACTCTATCACATATCCAGAGTTCTGTTGAATTGTTTGTTCAGGATTATTTGGATCTTCAATAGTCTTTATTTCTTGGGCATAAGGAATACTTACCAAAGACACTTCGTGCTTTACTCTGCCTCCTACTAGTATTTGTTTTCTCAAAGAGTCAAACTGTTGGTCTACTGGGGTAGGGTTTGCTTTCCCTTTAGATGTAGGTAGGTATAAAAACAAACTGCTCTTACCATTACTGTCTTTGTTACCCTCAGTGTCAAACTTTTGAATCTTACCCGACCCATCGATAGTAGCAAATACCAATGTATTAATAGCACTGAAAGTAATAGGGTTAGAACCAATCTTAGGGTAAACTAAACCGTTTATCTTGTCCTTAGTAGGATCGGCTTGTAACCACAAGTTTGTTGTAGTTACACTTCCGTCAGATTCTATGACACTCTTACCATTTTTAACTAAAAGTAATAACTTACCCTCTTTGAATTGCACCACGGCTTCTCCAAACTTACGACCATCTGCCATTTGTACAGATACCTTACGGCCTCGATTTAATGCCATCAATTCCTCTATGGTAGCGTTCTCTTTAATCTTGTCCACTTGGCTTACATCAGCTACTGATACTTTGTCTATCATCTGTGTAGAGAAGATATAATCTCTTACACTAGCCTTCATAAAGGTTACAGGGATTAATCTCTTAAACTTCTCATAGAGTTCTACCATTTTCTCATCAGACAAAGTGGGAGTAGATTGTATCTCGTTGAATATGTCTTCTATCTCTCTGAGAACTTCTGTGCCTAACACCTCTTCAATTACAGTAAACATATCGACAAGTACTGGCTTAGTCTTGGAAGGTTCTTTAGTAATTGATTTGATAATCTTTTCTTGTGCTTGAAAGTAAGGATTGTTACCTTTTGCCTCAAAGAAAAGAGGAGAGGTAGAACTCACATTAGATGTCTGTGCAAGGGTAGACTTCTGTTCTTCAGTAACTGCAGGTTCTAAAGTAACCGCAGGTTCTACAATAGGAAGTACAACTACCTCAGTTACAACTTCTTCTGGAACTGTTGCATCTATTGTTGTCTCCACTACTGCCTCTATAGGAGTTACTCCTAAGTTAACTTGAGTTGCTTTATCTGCCTTACCGATAAACTTACTTGTAAAATCCCCTACGATGTCAAGCATGTCAAACATGTGAGTACCTGTATCTTCCATTATAGGCATACCTTTACCTACAGTATCCATTAGGTTTAATGTCTCTTGGATGTTTTCTG